GAAATCTAAGGGTAAGACTACACTAAACAAATTAGGAGATATATCATTTATTGAAACTGGATATCCTAAAAGTATGCGGAGATATTCCTCCATAGCGATATTGTTGGTCTTAGGATTTATGAAATACAGAAATAATTTACGGATATAACTACTATCTGATTCATTGTATTCTCTAAGAATATTTAAAAAAGTTCCCCAATAATCTACCCACTGACCAGAAGAAGACGATAGGAATAATTGTTTTAACGATAATGTCATATCTTCTTTAACCCTACTTAGATAAATTGCTATAGGATATAATACCTGCCAATTTATAGACTTATACAATCTAAGAGGAATAATAGAAATAATGAAATTTCCATTCAAAAAATACATACTCTTAATATTAAGAGCATTTAATTCATTTAAAATCAAAGCAGATTTATTGAGATTTAAATCATAAGTAGAATAAGTTACTAAACCATAGGAACCTAGGATACCTATCAAATCACCTACCGTATATATAGTAAGATCTAGTTGTATAGAATCCTTGAGATTGTCAATTTCATTATGAAGGTATAAATACCCATCCACAATAGATAGATAACTATAGTCACATGATAAGTCATTTAGAATAACTAAGTCCTCTTCTAAGGGGTCTTTGTTCCATACCTTGGGTAATGAGGACATCAACTTGGAAATATAACTCATTAAATCACCTTCTAGATATAGATTGTTGGTTTAAATTGGCTTAGCATCTGTTCGGGTAGATCTGCTTCAAAGTTATCTGTAGTGAATGTAATACCATCTGAACTTAATCCTAATTTAACATCTTTAACTCCATATACTAATTTTATATTAGATTCTAAGGCTGTCTGTATTAAAGTGCCCCCAATTAACAGAGAGTTAAAATACATATCTATTTCAGACTGTATATTACTTTTTAGGTCCTCTACTGCAGTAAAAGACTCAGGAGTGATCTCTAGTTGGACATAAATATATTTTACAGGAGTAGTAAAGATATTAACCTTAATCCCGGCAGACTTGTATCCATATACCGGGACATTATTGGAATCATAATACCCATAGATTATTTTTGATACACTATTTAATAAATCAATACTTGCATCCCCTACCCCATTCCATACAAATAAGTTTACCTCTCCTAATGGTATAGAAGGATCTTGGACATATTCGAATGCCTTAGACTGTATTACCCTTTCTATTACATTATCATTAATATCTAAGACATTGGCAGTTAAGGCCCCATATTCAATAGCCTCCCTAGTTCCTCTCATCCTAGAAGCCATAAATTTCTGAAACCTATATTTCTGCTCCTCTTTAGTCTCAGTGTCCCTTCCGGTTACTAAAGAACTATTATTTATCACTGATTCTATTCCTGTTGGTTTTGATATAAGATTAGTTATAGTCCCAGATTCTACATTCCCTATCTTTCCTGATTGAGCGCATATAATTGGTGCTGATATGGAGGTTTCCCCAGTTAGTAAGGTGACTTCTGAAGTAGTATAAAATTTTATAGGTGCTAGAGTAGTAGTTGCAGAAGTAGCTATTATAGTACCTGAAGGTATAATATAATCTTGACTCGCCTGAGTTAATCTGCCAAAAGTTGCAGTTCCAGTAGCATTTACAGAAGGCAATTTTTCAAAGGAAAAAATAGAATATAGGTTATCCTCCATAAGTTGTTTCATAGCCTTAAAGAGGTCATCATACATCTCTTCTAGTACTATCGCTACAGATTCATAAATAGTTCTTATTTTTGAACCCACCCGGTAGTCAGTTATCTTAGTTGATACCCCTTGTGACCAGGATAACATTTTACCTAGTATTTGTTCAAAAGATTTTCGCTCAAACATTATATCCCTCCTAATAAGGAAGTTTTACTTGCAAACTATTAATAATACCACTGTTTATTATCTTGACATCAATTGTTATATATAAGGCAGTCTTATCTGGGTGTATTGATATACTAGAAATTTCTTCTATCCTATCCTCATAACTAAGAGATTCCCGTATCGCTAACTCCATCAACTTATTGACATAGGACTGAGGTCTACCCACCAAATCCGATAGGGAAGTCCCATATTCAGGATGTCTAGGTATCTCATCTATATCCACTATTAGTCTGTGATTGACCGCCTGCTGAATATTAAAAATTCCAGAAACATTACATATATCTCCATAATTGTCTACTATCATATCTCCATTAGACCCTAATTCAATATCAGAACCCCCCACTTGGTTTAAGTACTCATCAGTTGTTATGAATCCGACAGGGTTGGTGTATATTGTCCCATTATCCGGAATTAATAATGTATCTCCTATAGTTTTAACATTCAGAATAACACCGTTTGTAAAGGGGTAGGTATTAGATATCTTAGAAAAAGTACCTATATACTCGGTGGTTATAATTTTATTAATGGAATTTTGAAGAGTGTTCCCTATAAACCCTGGATAGGTACATTGAACTGGTACAACAGCTTCCAGTGTGCCAGGGGATATTATTACGTCCTTAGTTGACTCATAATATTTATATTCAGGAAATATATCCGTGGGAGGAGAAGCAAATAAAGTTCCCTTCTTGATAAGTAACTCATTTGTATCTAGATATCTAGTTAACTGGAGTAAACCACTAGCCTTTATAGAGTACTGGAAATTAGGATCTGTTGTTATGTAGGGATAATTCAGGTTATTATAATCAGTGATTACTTTCCATAGGGAAGCATCCCCTAAATATTTTAAGGCTAAGTGGGGCAGTTCATCTGTTCCAGTAATGAGATGTTGAATTATAGTAGTATTTTGGGACATTAGATATCACCCCTAATAGTGTCGCTAGAAGAACTCACTATACTATTTTGTAGGGTACTGAGATAATAAACATTTTGTAGAATATATTGTATTTCTCGTATATTTCTTAATACATCAATACAGATAGCCCCAGAATTCAGCCTTTCACATACAGTCCGGCATTTAGTTATATATAGCTGTAAGGTATTAAGATTAACTATTATTTTTGAGGTAACCCCTTTTTGATAATTGGAAATAGATGAGTTAATCTCAAGGGCGTAGTTGCCTATATCCTGTATATCAGATGAATAAATTTGTAATACGGGATAATTAACAGATGTTATTTGTTCTTTAGGTAAATACTGATAATTACTCATGTTTACCCCCTAAAGTAATATTCTTAATAGAGCAGATGCGGCATTTAATAAATTTTGTTGGGTATTGTTTCCGTATACTAAATTATTTAAACTTGGTAGATCTACTGTAAGGTAGCTTATGCTTGATTCGGATATGACGGGATTTGTTACAGTAGTACTATCTATAGAAGTTTTACCATAAGTGGTTTGTTTGCTTAGGCATATAAATGAGAATTCATATTTATAAAGGAGAGGTGCCTGTTTGCTACGCATTAGCCTAAAAGATCTAGGCTGAATTTTATAGTGCTCATTATCTTCCCAATTATGCCAATACAGAAACATATCGGGGTCTTTTGAGGTAATAAAATTACGGTATATCTTTTCCCTAAAATTAACAAATTCTTGGTATCCATCTAAAACACCATTTTCTTTACTAGGTCTAGATTTATAGCCAGTAGTTCCTGAAATAGTAACCTCTATTAAGCCTTGACCAAAATCTACTACAAATGCCCCACCTAATGTTTGAACTGTGTTTGACCTAGAAGGTTCAGCTTGACTCATATCTTCAGGGTTAACTATCAGAGTGTGCATTTCAACAGAAATACCGCTCTTTTTTATTTCAAAAGATTGGTGATAATTCTGTTTAAGCCTATATGTGGAATCATTAACTAATGTCATTATTTCACCTTCTTCATATTATCTAGGACACTGGGTGAGTAACATTAAGATCCCCTAAGGGAAGTTGTACTTCCACATTCCCAGTGGGGTGGTATATATTTATACCCCCTGCAGTTATTTCTATATAGGCTGGGGGAGTGCTACCATCTGAAGAGGTAGGAAAATTAAACCTAGAATGAGTTGGGGTAAGTTCCATATATGCTCGTTGATCTTGTTTAGAGTCGTCTAATAAATTTTCTGAAACATCTTGTTCTATCTGATGAATAGGAAGTTGTACCCTTATTAAATCCTTTTTGACTTGTATAAAGTTGGTGCTATAACTACTATTTTTCATATATCCTATTAAATATGGCCTATCCCCTCTACCCTCCATATATCCTATTAATACCATATCACCTTCCACAGGTTCTCTATCAATATCTCCTATAACCCAAACTGGACAAGGAACTCCATAATCTAGGAATACCACTTCTATCCTTCCATATTTAGAGTAGTCTCTGGTACTAGTAACTCTACCCATCTTAGGTTCTGTAAAATTAGGTAATCTATGAATTTTAAGTGGACCTAAATTACTTTGAAGTGTCATATAATCACCTCTATTTTTTCAGTATCATACCAACTTGTATAACATTTGCGTTTGTTATGTGAGGATTGTTTTCTATAATTGTATTATATAAATTTCCATTCCCATACCACTGCGTTGATAATCCCCACAATGTATCCCCCTTCTTAACTGTATAATATTCACTGGGGGAAGGGGTTGCGGGTTCTATAGTAACATCAGACGCAGTGATGGTGACTACAGGTAAAGTAGTAGGAGTTTTACCTCTAGTAACTGATAGAGTAGTAGACCATCCTTGATATAACTGAAAATTCTGATGAACTGCTTCTATATAGAACTCATGTTCTATTCCAGGGCAAGATAATACTTGACCTACTTTATAGCTACCTTTTCCTCTACATTCTATAGTGCCAGACCAGTATTTATTATTATTTTGGTACCAGGATTTTAAAGTAGAACTTAATGATCCCACCATAGTTTGTAAGTTTTGAGCATCACTGCTAGCATTAGATAAAGAAAAATCTAATCCTTGTAGAGTTACTTCTAATGGGGATAACCCATATCTGTCCATATTTTCTGAATTATATACCGGGGCTATAAGCATTTTTAGATCTGTAACTATTCCACTGAGCATATCCCCTGCCCAGAATAGGTTAAAATTCTGATCATCACTAGTCTCTAATTCTTCCGTTATTATATCTTCGGCTAATAACTCATGCTTTTTTAACCTATTCCACATATATGGGTCAAATGGGGTAGTTCTCAATGCTAATACTACTTTGGAATTATCGTCTCCAAAGGTTTGAGCCGGAGAAGGATAGTAATTATTACTTGTAGGATCATTAAGGGCTTTCTCAGGTCCACTAGATTGCCCTATTGTTTCATTAACAATCATAGGGCTGGAGATGTCGTTCCAAGATTCAATATTGTCTCTAGTATCAATAAATAATTCCATGAAAGGTTTCATACATAATTTTTCTAATAAGTTCCATAGACTTCCCTCGTAAGATTGTAAAGTTAGTATAGAAGGTATTAAAAAATTAAATTTTGCTAGCACATATCTTATTATCTGTTGTGGATTTATTTTTTTAGGTACCGGGGATTGTAGAGTTTCATCCCATACTGTCCAGGTTATATTAGCCATTTTAGTAAATATCCTACACATTATACTGTCTATTAAGTCTGCAGGAGTACCTGTTGAAGAGCTAACATTTTTACTAGAAAAGAAGGTTTCTAATAAGGCAAAATATCCCTCTTGGGCTATAGTACCAACTTCAGAATTTAATTGGGGATAGAACTTTAACATAGGTTTAATCAGCATTTTCCCCATATCCCTACCTGAAATAGTTGTGTTGACATCTGGAATGCCTTCATTATTCATCGTTCTGGTACGTTTAACTCTATCCACCAATCCTACCATAACAGTATCCAGGACATCTTGTCCCTGATATCCCATGCTTATAACAACTAGATCATTGGAGGTTACTTTATAAATCCATTCATCTCCCACTAGGTTTATAACAAAGTACCCAGCGGGACTATCAAGTGACTTATTAGTGACTACAGATAAAAGCTGGTAGCTGGGGTCTAATTTTTCATTAAAATCTCTTTTAGTACCATATATTTGATAACAATCATAAGGAGTATGAATACTTACCCTTATTAGGGGTAAGTATCTTTTTCCATTTATAGTTAATCGGTGTAAATAAGAACCCATTATTTTACCACCCCAATACTGTAGGATTGACACTGTTCATAGTATCTAGATACCCCTTGACAGCTTTATTAGTAATGTTAGCAATTAAATCCTTTATAGTGGCTAAATCCATATTAGACAAATTATTAGCCCCCTCTCCTCCTAGGTTAACATTGACATCTAGAGAGTGTTGAACAGCATTGCTGTATAATCCACCTGAAAATGCCGGCCCTAGCTTAGGAAGTGGGGAATTTGCAGGGGTGTTAGAGGGGGTGCTAGTTGGGTTACGATTAAATTTTTCTAGGAACGGGTACGGATTAATCCAACCCTCTGTCCCATTATTTCTGTTGGGGGTTTGTATTCCATAGTGTAAATGGTAAGGAGTACCTTTGGCATCCCCAGTATCCCCTACATAGCCTATCGTTTGCCCTGCCTCTACTCGTTGGCCTTTTTGTAGGAATTTACTAGGATCATTCATCATATGAGCATAATAATGATAATTGCCCTCAGCATCAGTTATACCTGCACGCCACCCACCAATTTTATTCCACCCTACATTACTTACAGTACCCGCTGTTGTAGATTGTATAGGAGTTCCCTGATTAGCAAATAAGTCTATGCCATAATGTCTACCAGTACTAGCTCTTCCAGCAAGCCATTGACCATCAGGTATTTTAGCCCCTGACACTGGATTAAGTAATTGACCATTAAGTACCGAAGAGTTGCCTACAGGAAAGCTAGCACTTCCAGCATTGTAATTAGACAATATACCATTTACATATTTTTTAGTTTCACTAAAAGCATTACCCTGGGCTTGTGACCAAGTTTTACCCCACTTAGAAGCATTACCAGGTCCAGCATTATATGCAGCTAGGGCCATACCTACATCTCCACCAAAGGCATCTAATTGTTGACGTAAGTATTTAGACCCGCCCATGATATTTTGTTCAGGGTCATAAGCATTAGTTACTCCCAAACTCTTAGCAGTGCCGGGCATCAATTGCATTAACCCCATAGCCCCAGCATGACTTGTAGCGGATGGGTTAAAACTACTTTCTGCCTGTATAACTTGGGCTATTAGATTGGGGTCTATATTAAATTGATTCCCATATTTCTCTATTAGTGAACTGTACTTACCGTAGTTTTTATTTAGGGTTCTGTTTCCAGATCCGATATTACTACCCGAGATACTGGGGGTTCCATCCACTCTACCCCACAAATCCCCAATATATTCCTTAATACCCCTATGCTCATTATATACTTTGTCCATTATTGTAGAGACATTATCTTTTAGTTTAGTAAAGGAGTTATCTCCAGAGTCACTAAGCTTTTTCATACTCTCCGAGGAGTACTCTTGGAACCTTTTTAACTCCTCAGTACCTTTTTGCTTAAATCTACTTAAAGTGTCAGTATTTTCAGAACGGAATTTCTGTATCTCCCTTTTAGGACTGTCTAACTCGGCGGCATGAGCCGGAGAAGCACCAAAAAAGTCACCTATTTTATTAGCAACCCATTTTCCTGCGTCATATACTCCTCCACCTACTTTGTTACCAATATAGGCCCCGCCCATTGAAGCAGCTAAATTAAATCCAGGTACGGGGACCATAGCCCCAGCATATCCACCTACCGCGGTTCCAGCACCTCTCATTAGAGATCTCCCGGTAGAGTCGCCTTCCAATTTAGCTATGCCGGTACTTAGCAATCCACCTAAACCAGGTGCCCAACCTAGCATTCTTGATACACTAGATCCACCCACATTACCTGCCTTAAGTGCTGAAATTCCCTTAGTTGCTAGTTTCTTCACACCATAAAACGCCCCTATACCTAAACCAGTAGCTAAAAAAGGATGTTGTTCAGCAAATCCAGTAGCTTTTCCTGCTGCTTGAGCCATTAAGCCACCCTCAGGAGTGTTTATATCTACTCCTAGATTAGATGCGGCTAATTTACCAAAGGCTTCCTCTAGAGTATTTGAGGATATAACTAACCCAGCAAATGCTGTTTTTATTCCAGTCACGGTCTCTAATAGAGGTTCTCCGGCTTTACCTAAGGCATCTTTAAAATCTGCATCCGTGTTTAATACTTGCTGTCCAAAATCAGATTTACGGTTTTCCTCAAACTTAGACCCGGAGTCCGCACTTTCTATCTGTTTGGTAACAGACGATATCTTAGTGAAATCCTGTAATCCATTAGTGGAATCATATAGCTGTTCAGTCTGACCTAAAGTATAATTTTTCCCACCTTGTTGTAACCAAGACCTAAGAGCCACCATTCTGGTGCCCTTATCTTTAATATTGTTATTAAGATGACTAGCCAACCCAGATACATTATCTGGATTACTTAACCCTTCTTCACTAGCTTTTAATATAGAGTATATATCCATTTTTCCGTATTTCTCTGGATTCATACTCATCATGCCACGTATTCCCATCCACTTCCAAGGGCTATTATAATTACCTGCCTGAAATGGTCCTGCTAGACCAGCTACTACACTTGCACCTTGTGCCCCAGTCAGTCCTGGCATGTTATTTTCGGTACCAACTTTATCTAAAATAGTTTGATACCCCAGGATACTTCTATTATCTCCAGCCTTAAGAGAAGTACTTAAATTAGTCAATAGTCCTACAGAGGCGTCCATTACTTCCAATATACGTGGAGACATACCCGACTTTTCTACGGAACCTGCTATCATATCAGCAAACTGTCTAGGTGTAACAGTAGCCCCAACTTGCATAGCCTGACCCATAATAGCGGCAGTCTGATCTCCTTGTAACCCATAAGATCTAGAAAACTTTTGCATCCTATATTGTTGCTCATCTGACAAGATACCGGCTCTCATAGTATATGATTGCTGCATAGCCCAAGACTCTTGAGGAGTATACCCTAGACCACCTATTCTACCAGTAGCAGAGACCTTGTCATAGATTTTAGCTGCTGAACCCCCATATTGAGATCCACGTATTCTTTGTGCTAGATCTAAAGAGCCAACCTGTCTATTATAGGCATTAGAATATCCAGCATGCAAAACTCCCCCTATGCCAGTTATTCCAGCTAAACCCAGGGTAGTATTACCTGCACCAATTAACATTTGAGTTAGCAATGAGGAGATGTTAGCAGAACCATTACCAAAAAAACCAGCACTGGGGGGTCTATTAGGATTATTATAATTATGATAAGGATTAGGACCACCAGAACTACTACGATATCTAACTGAACCCCCTTGGGTTCTATAGAAACTTCCACCAGAGGAACCAGCATTAATTCTGCTATATTGACTAGCTTCCTGTGTTCTTAAATCAAATAACTTCCTAGCCTCAAAAAACTCTCTATATAACAGGTTTATATTTTGTTGTCTAAGGGCAATTTCCTTAGATATTTTATTCTGATATTGTTGTGAAGCATTATTCATCCTTTGGTATAGTTGGTCCACTGCATCCTCTTGGTTCTTAAACTCATGACTAACATCTCTAGAGAGATCCTTGAATCTCTTTTTAAATAACTCAAGAGCACGAACTTGGGAATCATCAAAGATACCCCCTTTACGTGCTCCTGAGTTAATAACTCCCATTATATTAGTCATTTCTTTCTTAACTTGATTTAAACCTTCTAACAGTGGACCAAACTCACCACGGGCAGATAAATTAGCCATACTTATACCCCCTATGGTGTCATATCTTCTGGGAATGTTATTTCTTCCCAATCCTCTTTTTTATATTTAGGTAAGTATCTCTCCGATAATTTAGCGTCTTTAGCATCCATTTCTTCTTCATATTCTTCATAATTATCATCAACAAATACTTCTTTTTTACCCTCACGTTCCTCCAAATCTAAATTATAATGCTCTATATCAAGATTTATTTGTTCCCAAGTAAGATCTAAGATTCTAGGATCAGTAGGGGGTAAATTGCCGTATAGCTTTCTTATCCACCAAAGCCTACGTTGTTTGGGTTGCTTGGCTATCTCCCTCAGATTTCTGTTTGATATCTTTGCGAAAGGAGTCCTGCCATACCTCGTACTTCTCATACACTTCATATAACAAGTCAGTATCTGTTATAGCTTCTAGATTCAACAGCCACTCAGGGCATTTTACCATACAAACCTGTAAGGTAGCTAATACATGGGCCATAAATTTTATAGTACTATCTACTAACTCAATGTTTATGACTCCTGCTTCTCTGAGTATCTCAGATTTAATGGCACCCATTCTCATATAATCCTTAACACTAGGTCTCTTAAATTCTACTAAACCTTTGTATACGTATCCACTTGTAGAGGTATAATCAATAGGAACTTGCTCACGTTTTAGTGTACCTAAATTAATTTCGTCTGATTGCTCCATTAGTTTTTGAACCATAGCTAAATTTTCTTTATTCTGTACGGCCACCTAAATCCACCCTTTCTCTTTTTTATATCAAATAGGCTCTTCTATTAAAATAGAAGAGCCTATTTGATATAAATAAATTCAATTGTTCAAAACATTCGCTTATTTTAGTCTTCAGTAGATCCTATATAGGAATCAAGATAAACCCAGGTGGCATTCTCTCCTGAGATTGAGTTAACTCTGAAGTGCTCACTGTATTCTTGTAAAGAACACCCAGAATAGGTCATAATGGTAGCACCGGATTGCTTATCTGATATTACAATATTTATAACATCTAGATTTAGAATACCTTTACCTAATGCTGCCAGACCCAGTTCTTTTAGAGACTTGGTACGTATTCTAAATTTATCCAGAGTTATAGAACCCTCATATCGTAATGCTACATGCTCTTGAGGCATTATACTACCAATCTCGTATATACCGTCCTGATTAAATGACCTACGTGCGTCAATAGATTGAGCACGTCCTATTTCTCTACCTCCAATCATCAACTTTATAATATGACCAGAGACTACAGTTTGGGTAGCTTGAGTGGACATTTAAGCACCTCCTTATAAGGTAAAGTGAGAAGTAATTAAAAAGTTATTAATTGGTAATGTAGGTGACCCTTCCCAGTCTAAAGAAAATTGAGTACCATATTTGGTGATTCTGACAGATTCTTTAATGTAGGAGGATATCCACCCCAGTTTTAGAAATCCTTCAATCATGGCTATAGCATCAGCATACATGGAAATTTCTATATTTGCTACGCCCGCTTTGCCAATATATTTTTCCTCAAAGAAATCTCTTAAGTTCCTGGACATCGTAACTTTTAAAGTAGAAACTGATAATTCGTTTTGGGTTAAGTCCTCACTAGTGGAACAAGTCACCCCTTGTACTATTCTATAACCTTTTCCACGCACAACCTCTACAGGGGCAATACCAGACTCTAATAAAGTTTCAATATCTGTATCACTATATATTTTTTCTATATTAGAAAATCTGACATATTTATATGTTAAAGGTTCTTCAGGATTCTGACCAGCCCACATTCCTGCGTATGCTGCTGCTAAGTAAGTAGAGGATTGTAACACTTGAGCACCAGTAGCATCCGGATAATACACCCCAGGAGTAGCCAGCATTGCGTACTCAGTATTGATAGCTGTTTGTAAGGCCACCACCGCTGAAGTAGCTAATCCCGTAGTATGCCCATAGAATGCACGTCTTTCTCTCCTGGATTTAGTAGTAGACATTGCCGTAATATGAGTCTGGACTTTAGTTTGTATTGCAGCAGTATCCGTTGCCAATATAATACCATCTATAAACTCTTTCTCCAATAGATCGATAGCTGCTTGCCATTGAACATCAGTAGGTACTACTGGAGTTACCTCGTCATCTACCGCCACTACAGACACCCCAATAAGATCAGCACCGTGTGCCCAAGCAATATTCATATGATCTAATAAAGCATTACTACCCAAAGCAGCTTTAGCATCAGCGGGTGAATTAAAATACACCACTGTACCAGGACTCACCGTGGACGAAGGTGAAGCTACTCCTATAGCTGCTAAGACATTAAAGGCTCCCAAGGATATAGGAATCATATTTGATGTATCTACAGTAGAATAGGAACCCGGTCTTTTAATAGATGCCCCACCAAAACTTATATTAATAGACATTTATATCCCCCCATTACTTATATCTCTTATTAGATTGAAACCGTAAACACTCTAACCAGTTTTCCACACTTTTTTCAGATAATAATTCCGGGTCTTGGGTAGTTTCATATTTAAAACTTGCGATAAGACCGGGATTAATATCCTTAATTATATCTAATTGTAAAAATTCTTCTAAAGAAATATCTTCTATTGACTCTTTCATTTATAATCCTCCTTCCTCTATAAATTCTTCAACAAATTGAACCGTATTTTCTGTAATAGATTGCGAATTGATACAAGACAAGGTTAAAGCCCTGCGATACACAAATTCAGGAAAATATTTAGGTAAATGTTCTAAATCCATGCCACCTAAAACTTGTTTTGTTAATCCCTGACTATATAAAAATAATCTGCCTGACATAAACATCCACTTTAGTAGATGATAAAGTTGGACAGTTAAATCTGCATTATTAGAAATAGCTTCCACTCGGTACCTAGAAGAAAAACTAGTAGTAAACATCTCATCTGCAGTACTGTAATAAGTGTAAGATACATCCAGGACTGTCTCACATTCAGTAACGGTAAAATTACCATTTAGAAAAAAATCATTACAAGTAATACCAACTATACCTTTTTCGTGATTTTGTATCTCATAATCGACATAGGGTAATATTTGAGTTACATCCTCTAGGGGTTTATGTGTAGTTTGTATATAGGGATAAGGACATATTCTCGGATTATACAGAACAGGTAGGGTTTCAGTATGCGAATCTACTTCATAATTATCTAGTCCCCCGTAATCCCCTAAAGACTCCTCCATTTCATCCTCATTTCCTAAAAATATACAGAAACAAGGGATATCTAGAGGATTTCTAGGAAACCCTATCTTTACTGGGATCTTGTTGTCTGATATAAAAGTTATAAGATTAGATATATCTTGAGGAGCCATTCGTAATATCTTACTTATTAATGTAGTATTGGACCTCAACTCCGTCAATTTATTGTGTATTAAGGTTGATAATATGTTCTCGATTATAGGAATCACTCTATTGGCCCCCATTTCGGGAAGTTTTTCTTGGTCATATTATTTACGGGTTTACTGTCTAAATGCTCTGACATATCCTTAAATATGTCCACATCATCTTCTTTTTCTCCTGAGTTGTATAGTGATTGAGTAAGATGCTCTATCAATTCATCTAGACCTGTTAATTTAAATTCTATCATGTTGTAAAGTTATCCCGTTTTATTTTAAATTGCTTAGGAAGAGGTGCGAAATAGTCCAGACCCCCAGCCCCTCTAATATATGTACCTCTAATTTCGTGTATTACATTTGTTACTATATACACTGGATAAGTTATATACAAAACTGAATAATTGACTCCCTCCTGGGGATCTGCTGAGTTCCATATAACTTGTTTATTATCTTCTGGTTTAACTAGAACATCTTCTTCTATTTTATACAGATTGTTTATCTGGCGGACGACCAGTAATTGTTTGCAGGAAAACTTTAATCTATCTTCCCCACGTACCAGTATTTCTGAAAATTTAGTGTTAAAGTCTAAAAAGGTAAATTTATCTCTATAACCTATCTCATGGATAGTTTTAGATGTGAGATATGCATGCCCTGTTTCTAATAAACCTTGACGCTCTTGCTCTTTCTGCCCAGAGATACCAGCAACTGCAACCTTTATCTTAGTGGGGTTTAGATATATATAACCCTTCCCATAACAAGCCGGACAGTCGAATTGTGGCTGACCAGATTCTAGGTTATAACAAGAACAAAACATAGCTTGCTCCCAGATGGCAGTATACCCTTTAGACTCAATAAACTCATCAAATTGAGCAGGTTTAAAATCTACCCTTGGGGTAAAATCCATTCCCATATTTATACCCCCTATACAACTACCATATTAAGACCAAGATAGGTGTCTTTTAAGGTTTTCTCTAGTTCACGCAAATCATCAGTATAGGTCTTGATACGGGCACCTGCACCAGTGAATTCAGGGGATTGTGTAGTACCAATAGATTGTGATAAACCATCTAGGCTAATAGTCTGGTTAGCAATACCTGCACCTATGATAAGGTCACCCCAGACTTGTAATACACCTACAGAAGCCCTTTTCATAATATACTCCCCTAAATCATCTGGTATTTCTGATTCCATACCAGCTTTATATGAAACATTCCACATTTGAGGAGCATGATTATATAATCCAAGTATCATTGGCATAAATGAACCCGATTGAGTAAGTACCATGCCTCCAGTAGACCCTGAAGTAGGAAATATCTGCAGTTGGCCGGATATATCAGTCGTTCTAAACCATTCTTTAGGAATATCCAACATCTTCTGTTCTCCAAAGTACATGCTGAGATTAGTAACTTCTATTATGGGCTTCTTATATAATTGAATATATCCCCAATTCATAAATTCATTAGCATAGTAGTCATGCTTTTCTTTTTCTATATCTATGGGATTAATAACTATTTGAAGCATCCTTTGGGTTTTTTGTATAGCAGCATCTACATAATGCTGTAATAGACCCTCTTTCATTTTATTTCCGTATATATCTTGAAGAGGAATACCAAATAAGTAATTATCCCTAAGGAAATCGGTGTTTAAATCTGTAGCCTTCATATTATCACCCTAATTCTATAGGTTTTCTTATAGTTTCAATTTCTACTTTAGTTTCAGTACTATCCTCAGGCTCACTCTCTTCAATTTTTACTTCACAGAACCCAGGTAGCTTTAATATTTCCCTATATAATTCTCCAGACTCTATAGTACCTATCCCTTCAATGTCAAACAGCACTATTTCACTAGATATAACTACCTTATGCCCGGCGAAACTTTCATTTTTAATTACAGGCACTATAATACCTCCTTATAGTAAAAAGAGGTGTATAAAGAGTATTACTCTCTGTACACCTCTTTAGTAGTTTCAATTTTAATTAAATTGCAGGTAAGAAACCGGGGATAGTGGCTTGAATATTAGTAAACCGTACCCATTTCCTCGGAGCGTAGATAACGGGTACTCCATACAGCAAGATCATCCAACGAATAACCGGACCAAGAGTAGCTAGATCCATCTTCATCATAGGAGCCAACTGCTTAAAGGAAATAACTTCTGGTGACATCTCACCCATAAATGCAGTATAACTGTTCGGCATAGTGGTATTAACATCATTCCAAGTAGTATCAGCACTGGCATTGGAGGAAGTTACCGCAAATTTAGCAATTTCATAATACTTACTGCCACCGGCCTCAGTACGATATACTCGAACAAATTCTACTGGGAATGCCGAACTAGCAGGGTTAGTAATAGTCAACGGAACATGCTTTTTCACATCTGCAGAAGCAAATGTTACAGTAGCAGCAGCAGAAGGTACGGATTCCCCATACTTATTACAGAAGGTGACAGCGTATTTAAATACCCCTCCAGTAGGAGCAGATTTGGCAAAATCGCCATCAGTGCCAGCTAATGCACCAGCAGCCAGAGTACCTACAGCAGGAGCCTGAGGACTAGAAGCATTACTACCCATAGGTCTGGTCTTAGACAGGAAGATATCTGGGTTAAACTCAACCTCACCACCATGAGTCATAAACTTGTTAACTACTACACCAGCTTGATACCCACCAGTTTGAGTAGGAACAATAACACGCTCTTTCGGGAAGAATTGCTCACTAAACTCAGCCATTACTTCAAACGGTACAAAGATGTCTGTTGGGGTACCATAGTTTTGCAGAATGATCTGAGCACCCCAGTTAATGTGCTTTTCTTCCATATAGGAACCCTTAAGGTCGATAGTATTAGCAGAGTCAATAAGTTTATTAATACCATCAAACTCCACACCTTCATTACCACCAGGGGCTAACTTACTATCGCCCCAGAACAGTCCCAACTCTAACTGTTTTAACAGCCAAAGGATACCGTCTTGGTTCTGACGAGTGATTACATTACCAAATGCACTATTAACTAATGTCATCGGGTGGGTGACTTCACGAGTTGTACCAAGAAACTTGACAAATGCTGCCTTACGAGCATAAGTGGAGTCTTGGGTATTAGGCAATGCACCCTCACCGACAAACGCCCCTGCACCTACCGAACCATATTCTTGCAGTTGTGCGTATTGTTCCACAGTGTTGTATGCAGGCATTTTAGGAATTTTTTTCCAGAACTTAATATGCTGATCTGTATATGTTACGACCTTCAAACTATTTTCTAAAGATTCTACCCGGAATACAGAACCACCTTGAAATTGTAGGGGGTCCGTAGTATATCCTGCTTGTAACGCTTTATTAAGGTTGTCCATTTCACCTTCGCTGGATAACCCAAAACCCTGGAATCCAGGTACGCCCTGGTAATCCCCAATTCCTACCATATTGTACATTTATAGTACACCTCCCAAATTAATTAACCTTTTAATAGTGCTTGCGCTGAAGGAGATAAATATCTAGGGTCTCCTAAGGACTCATAGGAAACAATATCTTGAGCAGTTACACCCTTATTACCATATAGGCCATCAGTAAGGATAGTCATAGCTTGGGATTTAGTAAGAGTTTTAGGTTCATTTTTACTTTCCCCAGCACCAATGCTATCCTTAAATGATTTTTCTACTACACTAAGAGCAGCCTTACGTCCAGTAGGCTGAGACTCTAGGTTTGAAATACGCTTGTTTAGTTTGCCTAAAGATTTGGCCAACTCACCCTGAGTCTCTAGAATGGCTCTCTGTGATTTCATCATGATATTAAGGGACTTATTAAGAGTATCCGAATATTGGTTAGAAGCTTCCATAGATTTACCTAAATCCGCCCTTTGAGCATCAATGAGGGTAGAAATACCATTTACCAATTCACTGAGAAACTCGCTGACTTCCAGGGCCTTACGTACATTATCTTTACTCTCCAACTCTTCTACTAGAGATTTTTCTACTGGCTCATCTTCCTCTTCATTTTCCCTATCATACTCATCACCATCTGGCTCTTCATGCTGTTGATCCTCATCTTCTCTATCGTCCTCTTTGTCATCTACTTCATCGGATACTTCACTGGGCATGGGGTCTCTGTCATTCATGGCTTTTTTAACATCTTGCTCATTAGTATCCTCAAGGATAGAATCAATTTGTTCTAAAGACTTACTAATAATTTCATCAATTTTAGCCATTAAATAGGCACCTCCTATAAGTGTTTGCTGATGAAGTCCATAGACTTATCATAAGACCATCCCTTAATTAATTGCAAGTAAAGAACTAGCTCTTTAGTGGAAAAAGATTTTTTAGTACTTAATTTATCTTGTAGTATCTTTTTCTTACCATCATCCCCTATTACATAAGAGAGGTTATGTAAAGCATGTTCTAAGGATTCTTGTCTGAATACTCCACCACCCTCTAGCTCTAAAGGATTAGTTTCGTATCCCGCTTCCAATGTTTTTAATAAAGTGGAAGTGTTGAATGATTTCACTACTACATCCCAAGTACACTTAGTATTAACAGGATTGGAGGTAATGGCGACATTATATATTTTAGCTTTCAAAATACGACCTTTTTCTCTTTCTAAAACTTTACCTTCCACTGAAAAACCTAACCTTCTAGGGGCATCTGACTTCTTTAAGGCCACTGCTAATTCCCAGATATCATCAGCAGGTTTTATACCTTTTAATAATTCACCCTCTACAAAGAATCCCTTATCATCTACTTTACAAGTAGGATATGGATAACCCAAAATAACTGAATTATCGTGATCGTGGTTAAAATACCCGTAATTAATAAAATCCGTGATATCTAACCCTTTTTGAAGTAAGCTTTCATCTTGTCTATCTTCGTGAGGGGTGGATGCGTAACCCCTAATAGTACGTTTTCCGTCGTATTTAGATTTTTCTAAGTCTATATCTGCTGTTATAGAAAAAGTAAAATCAGACATATATGTTCACCCCCTGACAATAAATGTAATAAATTGATATAATATGCTCTTATTTAAGAATATTTCTGTTGGATAGAATCACTTAACTGGTTATCTTGTTGCTGTTCAGATGCTTCTTCTTCATTCAAGGGCTTGCCATCTTGCCCAGTGGGATTTCCATCTTCATCTAAGGGATTTCCATATTCATCTACCTGTTGCTGCCCTTCTCCATCCCCTTCTTCCCCCATACCCTGCTGTTGCTGTTGTTCCATTTGTTCGGCTTGTTCTTTCTGTAAAATATAATTAGTGTATGTGGGATCGAGTATAATATCCCCACCGTCAATAGGAGGATCATCATTTTCCTTACGTATTTCATTTATAGTTTTACGGGTACGTACTAACTTTTCATTCAATTCTGCCCTATCATGCTCAGTCTCTTGATCAAGTCCTATAAAATTAAATACATATTCCTTAGAAAATCTGTATATAATATAGTTGTTGATAGTGTCTTCTATAAATCTGAGGAGTGGGCGTAAACCTTTATCCTTAGAGTTCTTTAATCTGGATTCCATACCGCCCTCCATAATACCTCCACCACTACCCCCACTACCACCACGGTTCGGGAAGTTTATCTCAGCAGGATCTATTTGAAATACTGCCGAGCTAATGTTTATAAGATAATTCATCCAGACTTCATATTCCATATCTCTATTGGATTGACTTACATTTAAATATTCTAAACCCTCAACTGATACCACTGGAGTCTTCCATGCTCCAGTCATACCAGATACTTGAGCAGTCCATTGTCTACGAAAAGAGTCTAATTGTTCTTTCTGTAAATTGGCCCCCTTTAAGTTTAGAATACCTTTAGTAGTACCTCCTTGAGAGAAAAACTTAGAGTTATACTCCTCAGCCCACAAATGGGCAGTTATCTGGTGTATTAATTGTTCCAGTTCACTAAACCCATAAGGTTGTATAAGAATATCAGTACGGGGGTTACGTACTGCAAAAGCTAGTTCTTTGCCATCAAATTCTGCAGTAACGGCTCCATTAATCAACTGTACCCATTTAATCTTTGCGGCATTGACTCTAGATTGAGTGAGTTTCTTATTGTCTGGTATCTCTTCCGATACATCTGCTGCTCTAATGGTAGCAGCATCTACCGCATAAAACTCTGCAGGTCTGTCTAATCTATCGGGTACAATCTCGAAGGTTAATTGATCATACGTTAACGAATCTCTAACAATTTTACGTAAAAAAGAATCAAAAGAATCCCTACTAGGATCGTATTTATACCCACAATTTTCTAAAAAAAGTTCCATAGCTAAAATAATTTTACGTTGCTTATCATCAGGACTCTTTTTAGGGTCACGTAGCCTTATCTCATAGCCCACATTATCCTTAGAGAATCTAGCTGGTCTAGAAAAAGCGGATATCTGATTAACTCTAGTAGTAATGATAGAGGCTACCACTGCATTTCTAGCAGCCATCCGTTTTAAAGTATCATAAGATAATGAAAAAGGTCTGTCTTTATACCCCATAGAGGAAATTATAGTTAAAGGATCTTCCACTATAGATCTAGAAGGGCTTACTGCTTCTGATTTTCGTAAATCAGTATCTGGGGTATTATTTCTGCTTTTATTAAACCAATTGCTCCAGAATGCCATTAAAATACCCCCTACTCCTTAGGATTATTATGAGAAATTTGATGTCTATCTGTACTGTTGCTGTACTCCTTCTTAGACTTGCTTGAGTCAGTCTGGGTATCCTGTATCTCCTGTTTAAGCTCATCCTTACCCTTATCCTTCTTATTACCTTTATTTTTAATTTCTTGTCTCTCTTTCTGTTTTATACCTTCATCATCTTCCTTGCGTTTAGTTACAGAAGTTTTAGCTTCGACCTTATGAGGGCGTGAACGGTGCATTTTCTCTTGCTCTCTCTCCTCATATGACTTTTTAGCTTTCTTGGCGGCTCTCTCATCTAAATGAGCCTGTTTAAGCTGTTCTTCTAGTATTTTCTTCTCATTTTTCTTGCGTTGTCTCTCCTGCTGTTTTAGCATAGTTTCTTTTTTCTCTTGTTCATCCTTTTTAGCATGTTTCTCAAATTCACTACGTACCCACTGTTTACGTACCACCGTTTTACCATTTCTAGTATAGGTAACTATTTGTTGCACTAAACCTTGGCGGTTGGGTTTACCTTTTGTATTAGATTTAGCTTTTTCTAGATCTATATAGTAAAACACATTTACACCCCCTAAAATATAGAGGACAATAATATTGTCCTCTATATTAACTCATATTTAATTCCCGAATCTATAGATTTTACTACATCCTTAATTAATTGCCCATCAGATATATTAAGGGGTACCCCTGTATCATTAGGTATATTATTATCTTCATTACCCCAGTCAACTGTGATATCGACGTACGTACTGATAAATGTTAAAGCTAATTTAAATAATTCTGGGTGGTCTACTGGTTTAGCATAAAGACGTTGTCTACTTCCTAATATCTTACCATCACCTTTATCATCATCCCCAGGTAGGGTAAATTCTTGGTCATTATTAAAAAATGATAAAATCAACCGTTTTTTAAATGTATCCGGAAAGGTTACTAAGACCTCTAACCTTTTCTGGTCATAAGCTATAAAACCACTATTACCTTCATCATCAAAAATAGCTACCTTCATCATATCCCTCCATAACTAAAAATAAAGGAGTAAATCTAATTCATTCTCGGATTTACGGGTGGTTATTTCTTTCTGGATCTGATTAACATGAGTAAGAGTGTCCTTATCCACGTAATCCCCTCTATTAAATAGACGCTGAACTATAGATGAAGTAACTGGATTATTCTTTAGATTGTGATAGTGAAATTCAGCATATTTATGTTCATCCGAGAGGGGTTTATAGGAACCAGGGCTAAATCCATTTGCTATATGCTGCTCCTTGTGGTCTAAAGATTCCTTGTACATACCCTTTACCCATTTATTAAAGGATAAGGGTTTATCTGGCTTATCTTCTCTATATTTTTTATAGGCATTTATTGTATTAGCATAATATTCTGTAGTAGTAGAAAATAGTTCCGCCCCATGACCAGATTCCTTACCAGGGGTTCCATAAATTCTCCCTTGATAGCTATCCGCCCATTTATCTACATAATAGAGTCTTTGCTCCCCGTTAATAGTATGAATCTGTAGTTTTCTATTCCCATGCTCATCCACTGCCGCCCAATAAGCCTTAGTCAAGGAGTCCCCGGATAACCTAGGCGGTAGGTATTTATTTTCTTTTATATTCCAAGTATTAGAAGATAAGTAGTGACCCGACAAAAAGTGGTGAACGGCATGGGCAAATTCATGCGATAAATTACTACCTAAAGACCAATGCTTGTATCCTCCCATAGCATTCATTGGACCCTTTACATGTTGACTATGATCCTTGAAAATATCACTACCTTCTAAATAGTGACCAGGTAAATATACACTTCTGCTGTAAGGATTATAGTGAGCACCATTTTTAGTCTGAAACTTAAATGCAGAACCCTTGCCTATAACATCAGTAAATAAATCAAATGGTACAAAATCTAAAGATTGATGTATATGTCTAGCCAATTCTGGTGTCTTGTTATTCATATTGTGTATCTTGTCAGCATCTTGTACAGATATTCTAGTAGATATTAAATCCCTACGTGCTTCAGACCTTTGTTCTGGAGTCCACAATCTGCCTGATTGTTGTAATACCCAGGGATTATGCTCAATTACATGATGCGTGGTATTTTTATCCTGAACTATATAATGATCCCTTGAATGAATCATATAATCATTAGCATTTTTCTGCTTACTTTTTTCAATTAGGTGTCCATACCTAAATCTGTTAAAATTATCGTCCACCCTAATATTTCCATGATCATCTACTTGTATATCGGATCTAGCCATCATTTCATCTAGAATAGAGGAAGGTATATTAGATAAATGACTTAGTCCCATTAGATTAGTTACAGCATCATTATCGGTCCCTATAGCATTCCTTGTCTCATCCCTTAATCTACGGGCCACAGCTGGAGTGTATAACTTGTCGAACTCATCAGTATTTAAATTATCATTATTAAGAGCCTTTTCTAATTTACTAGTAATTCTACCTAAACTCTGTTCATGTAAGGGGTTCTTAAGATGATCTATCAATTTATTTACCCTATCCGTGGTATACTCTTTTCCAGCAGATTTACCTGTTTCCAAGTTTTTAATATGAACCTTGAATTTTTCTTCCTTATTATCATCTAGATACAATTCAGCATTTAATTCAGCATCAGCACCATTCCTAATGACCTTTCCTGAATATTTTACTCTATTACCTGTATATTCCTCCTGTAGACCCCCGGTAAAACTTAACTTACCTACGTCCTCTAAAAATGACTTAATGTCTTTATTTTTATATCTTTTAGAGAAATGACCCCAAGTTTCGTTACGTTTTTTCTCTTTCCCTATAAAATCTACGACATCCTCCATAGGTATTGTTTTTTCTTCAAATTGCCCTTCCTCATCATTCACTATAGATAACATATGTTTTCCATTTTTCTCCACAATAGATGCCATGGATGCAATGCCCCAGGACCATCCATTAGGGATATCCGGGTCTTTAACAGCTCTAGAGTCACTATTACCCCATCCAGTAAAATGACGTATAACAGACTCTAGATCATTAGTACTTATCTTAACACTACCCAATTTCTGTTTCTTAAGCATATCCTGTATTTCGGGTATTTTATCTGGGTTCTTTATAAAGAAATCCTTAAGAGCAGTTACCTTATTTTTGTGTAAAATAGCTGGATGGTCGTTATGCTCCCAGGTTAATTGTTTTCCATATTTCTCAAGTAGTCTTAATTTATTCTCCTTGGAGATTGGTACCATAATCTCATTGACTCTTCTTTGTGTTTCTTCACGTTCCCCTTCCGTCTTAGACTTCTCCAGTCCTAGTATTTCCGGATTTTTAACTAAATGTCTAGCTAATGCTGAAAAGGCACGCATTCTAGTAATAGCATGCTCTTTTTCATGAGGAACATAATCTATATTATGCTCTTTAACCATTTGCCATTTTTGATCTTCAGTTTTACCCTTTAATACATCATCTACATCTTTAGCTAATCCAGTCTTATTAGATTTCCCAGTAGGTTTTTGAGTAGATTTTTCGGATACCAAATCCTCCGGTTTATGTCCTGTCGTTGGTTTATCTTCCCCAGTCATTAAATGTGGATTCTTGCCTAAATGATCCTGCATTTTCTTGTATCTGGACATGTGGTCAATCAGTTCATGGTCTTTGTGTTCATATTGTAAGCCATGTTTCTGAACAAATTCCCGTACATGCTGTTTAAACTCCTCTTTGCCTAACTTTTTCTTAAGAAAATCCATATAATCTTTAGCGTTAGTATGAACTTTGTCTTCCTGAGGGACACTTTCTTTAGGTAAATGCTCAAATCCTTTACCCAAAACATGAGGATTATCATGTAAAAACTGAGTGAGTGCCATGATAGCATTAATCCTATCCTTTTGAGGACTTTCATGCTTATCCCACTCAACACCATGTTTTTCCAGTAATTCAGTTTTCTGCCTAGGTTTTAAGGAGTTCATATACTTCTTTATTGCTTCTTTTTGTGATAATCCTTCATAAGGATTATCATTAGATATATAATGATGGGTAGGGGAATTATTAGAAAGCATTCTAGGTTTATTACCAACAGGAATCTGTTTTCTAGGCTTTATACTACTGACTGGCTTACCATTAGGCAATACCCACTGCATGCGATAAGTAGTTCTACCATCACTATGACGTACTGCTACCCTGCGTTGGATAAGTCTTTCTTTATGTAAAACATGCACTTTTGATAGGTCTATGTATAATGACATATTTTCACCGCCTGATTAAAGTTCATTAAAATAAAAAATAGACTAAGGATATTATTCCCTTAGCCTATTTAATAGGTAGCTTTGTATTAAATTATTTTATAATTTATATAGACAACTCCAAAGATTCCAGATTTCATTACTTAGAAGCAGACATCCTCTAGGTTATCTACTGTCTCTTGCCCAAATTCCTGCCATCCTTGAATCTCAGGGTCTTCTACTAAGTTTGATTTAGTCCACACTATATCATGTGTCCTCCCCGGAGTGAACATAGCCTGCTTACCAGAATCATTATCCCTTACTACAAACTTAGACTCATCACCGTATTCCCCATTCCACTTTAGAAAAGTATATCCAGCACTCTGATCCATTATGCTATTCCTCCCACTATTTGTGCTTTTATATATTCTGCCTTCTCTTGTACAGTTCCGGCAACTGTATGAAAATCAATGTCGTGAAGATATAAGAAACCTAATATCTTCTTTTGTAGAAGATCCCTAGCATTATCATCTTGTTCCCTTACTCCATCTTTTACTACAGATTCTTGTACTGGCATAAAAAAGGTCTTGTTATAGGACTTAAGCTGGTCTAAGGCACCGGAGTATATCTCCTTTAGTAACTTACGATTTTTGGTACTATACCCAAAGGAGGATTCACTAATCAGCATAGTAGAATAGATATATCCCAGCCAGCTAGCACTATCACAAATAACAATTTTATGCACTTTAGATAGTTCTGCTTCCCTTTCAGTCTGTTTTAACAGGATGAGTAACTGTTCAAATGGATCTTTAATCTGCCCGTACTTCATAATATAATGTCTGGCGTACTCTTCGCAAACATTAGAATTATGCCCTTCCACCTTTAGCATAGAATTGAGTAGATGAGCAGTGGTACTCTTACGGCAACTAGGAGCACCAACTATACATATTTTCATATTAAAGAATCCCCTTTCTCAACATTATGCTCAAATGTCTTACCCCAGTTATCTTTAATTGCTTGCAATTGTTCAATTAACACCACAAGTGAGTCAACCTTATCAAACATCATTACAACTCTAGTATCTACTTCATCTGCTATTTTATCATATAAATCCTTAGTATACCGACCAATTTCCCCAGGCACATGTTGTACAAAACCCACACAATCGCAGGGCATATCTTTTTCCTTAAACATTGGGGCAATAGAAATATCTCCGGTGCCAAATTCTAAAACTCTTATTTTTCCTTCATCCCGTACTGGCATTAATATTCCTCCTTTTCCGATTTAACT